AAAAACGGTCACTAGAATAGCGACACAGGTGCAAGCCAGAATAGATCCCCTCTCACGCCTTCTTGGCTTTCTCCATCATATCGTACGCGTTAACGAGCGAATCGCCGACCGCCCTTAGTCTGTCGCGTTCTTCCGGCGGTAGGCTCATGAACAACTTCACCCATGCTTCCTGCTCCGGTGTTAACGCAACAGCCTCCTTGCCGCCTTGATAATCGGGTTCGATTCCATGCTCTTGAATCGAACCTGTGGGTTCGATTCTAGTTTCCGCGTTCGTTTCTGTGCAACCTGTTGTATTTTCTTTATATTTTCCTGTGACATCACCTTTGATCTGACGTGTCGAATCGAACGCAGAACGAGTGCCGGTGAGAACATACTGAACATCACCGCCTATCTCTGTAAGGCACTTCAAATACAGCGCATCAGGATATCTTTTGTCGTTTTCATACTTTGACTGACTTTGTCGAGTAACGCTCATTGCCGCAGCAAACTCCGCCTGGCTATAACCAAGCCGTTCTCGCTCCCCCCTAATTCGTGCGCCAATGGAATCATTTGTTTCCATTAGCACTTGACGCCGTAAACAATCGCTTCCATAATGCACTCGACTTGTAATCAAACGATTACGCAATGTGGTTTATAAACACAGAACCGGAGATTATACCAATGAACTACTCAGAAATATCCGAAGCACTCAAAGGTGTTGATCTAAACTGGACGCTGGCCGCCGAAGCGATGGGGTGCTCACCCCATCACTTAATGAATGTCTGTGCCCGCCGCGCCGAGAGCCAGCGGGTGGCCCTGGCGCTGGGGGCGCTGATTGAGCGAAATGTGGCCGACATCTTCCCGGACATCCCCCGCTACAACGACGATCGCCGCGCCGCCCGCGCCAACCGGGTCAGCGACGCCAAAGCGAGGCTGGCGAAGGCGGGGCTGAGGGCGGCGTCATGAGCCACCGCGTCAAAACCTCAGCACATCCAGCACCCGCACCCACGCCACTGGCAGCTGGCCACCGCCCAACAGCAGCTCAACGCGCCTGGCAAACGATAGCGGCAATAGCGCGCCGGTGGCTGTGCTCGCGCTGTCCACACAGCGCTGGGCATGATCAATCGCCGCCAGCGCCTGAGCCAGACGCAACGTTAGCACCTGGCTATCGCGATGTGTGGCTACGCGGCCCCATCGAGCGGAAATACCGCTTTCGGGCAGCGGGCCAAGCACGTCGAGGAGATCGGTGATGATCGTCTCCCACTCACTCTCTTCAATGTCATCCAGCGGCAACGGCTCCGCCGGCAGCTCCAAGTGCTCACGCAGCGCCTCCAGCTCTTCTTTAAGCGCGCTGAATGCGATGACCGCCAATGCTTGCCGGCCTATTGGGTTAAACGCCTGGCTACCGAGTGCCGGGGTATCGATGTGGATGATATTGCTCATTTGGTTTGCTCCTGCGTTGTTACGGGTTGATACCAGCCTAGCAACGCGCTCCTCGTATCGATAGAGCACAACCAGCGTTTATTTGGACAGGGATTCAAACGGGTAGGTCAGATGAGAAGACGAAATTGGAAACGGGTCGCCCCCAACTCACTGAAAGAGGCCATGCGCCTCGGTGTTGAGTATGCGCGGGAACGCAGGCACCACTCCGTCGACCACGTTGCCGACCTGATGGGGTTGAGCAGCCGCGACACCTTATATAAGTGGTTGAGCACTGGGCGCATGCCCGCCACCTATATTCGACCATTTGAGCATCTGTGCGGTATCGACCTGGTGACCCAGTACATGGCCACCAGCGCCTACAAATTACTGATCGACATCCCTGCCGGCAGAGCCGCAAAAGACACCGATTTAATCAGCCTGCAATCGGGCTTTGCCGATGCTATGGGGCTCCTGGCCAAATTCTATCAAGGCGATGCCGGGGCGGATGAGACGATCAGCGCCTTGACCGCTGTACTGAGTGACATCGCCAGCCATCGCGCCAACGTTAGCCAAACCCAATACCCCGAGCTGAATATGTTTGACGGAGGCGACCGATGAAAACGTGGTTTAGCGCCGCCGAGTTAGCTGGGCTACCCGGCATCCCTGGTACAACGCAAAAAATAAACGCGCGGGCTAAACGCGAAAACTGGAACAGTCGAAAAAAATCTAAAGGGAAAGGCTTAGAATATGACTTAAATAGCCTCCCCATAACCACCCAAGCCGCCCTATTAACAACGATCACATCCGAAAGCCCTGCCCCCCCGGCAGGCGGGTCACCTAGCAACCAGGGCCTAACCTCCCCTGGCGTGACCGACGCCGCACCTTCTACCCACACAACAGAACGTGCGGATACCCCGGCCGGTTCTCCTGACTCCCTCCCTGGGGATGAACCGGCCCCTTTTTCATATTGCCGCGATGAGCTTTGGCTCTGGGCAGAAAGCCGCAGCCAAGCTCAACGAGACAAAGGTTTTTTCCGCGCTAATTTGCTGCGCCAGGTGATGAATTTAGTCGCCAACGGCCAGACGTTCAGAAACGCCGCTACATCGGTTGGCCTGGCCAACGGCGTCAGCGCCGCCAACCTGCGAAATTGGTACTACGGCGCAAACGGCAAACCCGGTGCCCAAGCGTATGACATCGCAGACTGGCCCGCCGCGCTGATCTCAGGCCATACCGGCAGAATTACCACCGCGACCTGCAGCCCCGAAGCGTGGGACTATTTCAAAGCCGATTATCTGCGTCTTGAAGCGCCCAAGGCGCGCGCTGTTTACAACCGCCTGAAGCGCGCGGCTAAAGCGCATGGCTGGAGCATTCCATCGCAACGTACACTTGAGCGCCGCATCAAGCGGGAAGTGCCGCGCGCCGCTGTTTTACTCGCCCGCCAGGGTAAAGATGCACTCAAATATTCATACCCGGCGCAGGAGCGCGACCGTTCAGTTTTTCACGCTATTGAAGGGGTCAACGCCGATGGCCATAAGTTTGACGTTTTTGTGAAATGGCCCGATGGCGAAGTCGGGCGACCGTTGATGGTTGCCTGGCAGGATCTCTATAGCGGAAAACTACTCTCATATCGCGTTGACAAAACCGAGAACACCGACTCTGTGCGCCTCTCATTCGGGGACATGGTCGAGAAATACGGCATCCCGGAACACGTTTATCTCGACAACGGCAGAAGTTTCGCATCGAAGTGGATGACGGGCGGCGTTAAAAACCGCTACCGCTTCAAAGTGCGTGAAGACGAACCCGACGGCATCATCAAGAACCTAGGGGCCGAGGTGCACTGGGCCACGCCGTACCACGGCCAGTCAAAACCTATAGAGCGGATGTTCCTCGATCTATGTGAATACGTCGCAAAACACCCCGCTTTTAGCGGCGCATATACCGGCAACAACCCCACTGCAAAACCTGAGAACTATGGTTCCAACGCAATCCCGTTAGATAAATTTCTGGCGATCCTTGATAGCGAAATAGCAGACCACAATGCCCGCGAAGGGCGGCTGTCAAAAACCTGTGCAGGCCGCTCGCTTGACGCCACCTTTAACGAATCTTACGAGCACTCACCCATTCGCAAAGCGACTGCCCAGCAAAGACGTTTATGGTTGCTGGCCGCTGAAGGCATCAAGGTCAGAAAGGACGGCACAATTACACTTAACGCGGAAAAGGAAAACCGCTACTGGAATGAAATGCTGCACGATTTGGCGGGTCAGAAAATGGTTGTCCGGTTTGATCCCCAAGACCTCCACAGCCTCGTCCACGTCTACACCCTCGATGGCCGTTACATCTGTGAGGCGAAGTGCATCGAGGCCGCCGGATTTAACGACACCGTCGCCGCGCGTGAACACGCCAAAGCGCGCAACCAGTTCAAGCGCGCGGCTAAAGAGCAACTCAAAGCAAACCGCCGCATGGACGCCCTTGAAGCGGCCAAACTACTACCTACCGTTACACCCACAGAGACAGCAGACCCACGCATTGTGAGGCCATTTCGCCCCGCCACCGCACTGCGTAATGAGCCATTAAACAGCCCATTAAATGACGGTCAAAAAGCGGAAATCGCCGAATTCCAGGCCAATTTCAAACAGCCCACCACACCCGTTGTTGAGGCTGATGATCCACGCCGCCGCTTCGAACGTTGGCAACGGCTCGACACCCGCATTCAAGAAGGCAAACAGATTGATGAACAGGATCAGCGCTGGCACCAGCGTTATCCAGAGAGCGACGAATACCGATCGATGAAGGAATTTTTTGCCGACTTTGAGGGGTTTGGCCTAGGCCAATGACTCAGTACCACCACAACGACAACAACAGGAGAAATGCAGTCAATGGAATCCATTAACACCGTCGCACCGTTGAAAAATGTTGCACTCTGCGCCCGCGCTCTGCAACGCGCCATGGACCGACCTCACCACTTGCCAGGCATCGTCGCGTTTTACGGCCCCAGTGGCATCGGCAAATCGATGGCCGCCGCCTACACCGCAAACAAACATCGCGCCTACTACGTTGAAGCGAAATCGAGCTGGACGCGTAAAGCGTTCCTCGTTGCCGTACTCACTGAAATGGGGATCGAGCCGGCAAAAACAATCTCAGACATGGTCGACCAAGTGGCCGAACAACTCGTTAAATCAAACCGCCCCATGATCGTCGATGAGATGGATCACATCGTACAGAAAAGCGCCCCGGAATTGATCCGCGACATTTACGATGCCAGCGGAGCCACTATCCTCATCATCGGTGAGGAGCGCCTTGAAAACAAGCTTCGCCGATGGGAGCGTTTTCATAATCGCGTTCTTGAATGGGTGCAGGGCCAATACGGCGATATCGAAGACACGCGCTTACTGTCACAACTCTACGCCCCCGACACCCAGTTCGCCCCCGATATGCTCGACCATCTGCGCCGCCAGAGCGACGGCATTGTCAGCCGCATCTGCATCAACATTGAAAAAGTGCGTCAGGAGGCGCTGGCAACAGGTTGGGAAAGTGTTGACCTGGCCACCTGGGGTAATCGCCCGCTTTACACCGGCACAGCTCCGATTCGGGAGGCCGTGTAATGTCAAAACAGCAACCAGGCCGCAAACCCGCGCACCTGAAACCTGCCAACGGCGTCACCACTGGCCGCGATTCAATATGGCTAGCTATTCGCAAGTTGGTCCGGTTCACAACTATGGATATTGAAAACGAGACCCGGCAACCACTATCCACCATCCGCACCTATGTTCAAGGGTTGGAGCGTGCCGGTTATTTAAAAAAGGCCGGCGAAAAACAGACCGGCACATTACCGCAACAACACCGCGCAACAATTTGGGAGCTGATCAATGATATTGGTATTGAGACGCCTCGAGTAACCAAAGATGGCAAAGCGGTCACCCAGGGGCGAAAACGCGAAAACATGTGGCGTGCAATCAAAATACTCAATGACTTCGACGCCATTGATTTGATCGTTCACGCCAGCACAGAGTCTGATCCGGTCAGCCTAAGCACGGCAAAAGAGTACATCAAATTTCTGCACAAAGCGGGTTATTTGGTGCTCAGGCAGAAATCGCAACCGGGCAACAAGCCAGGCACAGGAAAAAAAGCGCGTTACCGCTTTCTGCCATCTAAAAACACCGGCCCACTGCCACCCATGATTCAGCGTGTTAAGCACCTATACGACCCTAACCTCGGCGAAGTTGTGTGGTCTCCCGCGCCAGAAGAGGGGGGTGACGCATGAAGGCGACGTTACGTATGAAAACGGCATGGGGTGACGACGCACCTGACTGGGTTCGGGCGTTAGCCAAGGAGTGCGACCTAACCAGTCAGGTCGATGTCTCCCGACGAATCGTCTACTCCACCGGCGCGATAAACAGCGTACTGGGTAAAAAATATAACGCCAATCCAAAAGCGATTGAACAGGCTATTCGGGGGGCGTTAATGAACTGCACGGTCATGTGCCCCGTCGCCGGAGAAATCACATCAACGCGCTGCATTGAGTTACAGCGCCGCCGGTTTGCAGCCACCAACCCGCAGCGAGTGAAACTGTACAAGGCTTGCAGGAACGGATGCCAACACTACAAAGGAGGTCAGTCATGAGTACAGCAATAGCCAAACACTTATGCCCCACCGGGGTAAACAACCGAAACATTCTCAACGGCACATCAGCTGCATACAGCAGCGCTCTGGATCTAGTCGAACGTGGATTCACCATTTTGTGCATCAACGTTGATGGCGCTCGCCCCACCATTATCGTTCATCCAGATGAGCGCATTGAAAAGGAGCTGAAATTCGGCATTCACCTAATCCGCCCAAATGGGCGCGGCGGCCGGGATGAGATCTACGCCACCGAGCACAAGGGGTGCAAAGTTCAATACAAAAGGAGATCAGCATGATCAGTATCAGTTCAAGCGGCTATATCGCCACCATTATTTCAGCGGCAATTGCCGGCGCAGTGATCGGCGTCATCGTAACCGCCTTTGCCATGTATTCCGCTAATAGAGATTTCGATTCATATACCAATCAGGAGAAAAGTGATGCGCCAGCAGAGTGATATTCCAGAGGGTTACATGCGTAACAGCCAGGGTCACCTGGTGCCGATTGACGCCATCAACGATATCGACATCGAACGCGATCAGTTGGTGCAAGAGATTGTCGCAAAAGCTGAGGAGCTGAGTTTGAGTTTGAAGATGTTTAAGTACAGAACGCTGGGCGATATACAAGCATTCATCGAGTTATCGATGGAAAAATATGGCGTCAAAAAAGGCGGTAAAAAGGGCAATGTCAGCCTAAGCAGTTTTGACGGGCAATACAAAGTGCAGCGCGCCGTGAATGAGTACATCAGCTTTGATGAGCGCCTGATCGCGGCCAAGGAGCTGATCGACGAATGCATTCACGAATGGGTAGAGAGCAGCGGCAAAGAGATCAGGGCATTGATCGAACATGCATTCCAGGTTGACAAGGAGGGGAAAGTTAGCGTCGGCAGGATACTCGGTCTGACACGCTTGAATATTCAAAACGAAAAATGGCAACAGGCCATGTCTGCAATTACTGACGCGATGCAGGTGTCGGGTTCAACAACCTACGTTCGGATCTACCAACGCGTCGGTGACACCGACCAGTTTGAAAGCATTCCGTTAGATATTGCATCACTTTAAACAACTCATGGAGCGAGGAAACCGACATGCTTATTTTAACCCGCAGGACAGGCGAGACATTAAGAATTGGTGATGATGTAAAAATCACAGTTCTAGGCGTCAAAGGAAATCAGGTCCGCATCGGTATCGATGCTCCTAAATACATTGAGGCGCATCGCGAGGAGATCTACCAGCGCATTCAGAACGAAAAGAAACAGAGGAACGGATAATGAGTAATTCAAGTCTTTTGGTCTACGACTGCGAAATCATCAACCTTGTTCCAACCCAAAATGAAGAGCCAATGCCTGGTGTCAATTATTGCGACGGCTGGGATGACTTTGACGGCATGGGTATTTCCGTGATCACAGCATTCGATTATGTCACGAACAACTATCGAATATTCTGCAACGATAATTTTGAACAGTTTCAGGCATTGGTTAATCAGCGTGATGTGATTGCCGGATTCAATAGCCTGGCGTTCGATAACAACCTGTGCAGAGCTAACGGCATTGAGATTGATGATGCCAAAAGCTACGACCTGCTCGTTGAAATATGGGACGCCGTTGGCCTCGGAAGAGCATTCACAAGTGCAGATCACAAAGGCTTCGGTATTGACGCCTGCTCACTGGCCAACTTTGGCGAAGGCAAAACCAGCGACAGCGCCATGGCACCCGTCTGGTGGCAGCGCGGGGAAATTGGCAACGCCATCGATCACGGTTTGCGTGACACGCGAATGACAAAGCGACTGCTTGACACCGTTATGCACAACGGACTGATCTGTCATCCCAAAGAACCGGTCATGATCGACGTACGCAAGCCGCCTGTGCAACCGCCGGCCATTCGATTCTTATAACTGAGCGTGACTACCCTGGGTCAGTTTATTGCTACACAGCTCAAGGTGCGGGCGCATGCCGACCACTGCGCCCGCGAATTTGAACGACGAACAAAGCAAGGAGCAAACAGTGACAGCCAAAAAAACATACAGCCAGCGCCTGACGGCAAAAATACACATCGGCGTAAAAGAGCTTCAGATCCCAAACGACGACGGAGATGATGCTACCGGACAGTTGAGTACGTACAAAAAAATGCTGAAACAACTAACCGGAAAAACCAGCACATTAGACATGAGCGATAAAGAGAAGTCGATGGTGTTAAATCATCTTCGAAACAGTGGTTTTGTTGCAAAGAAAAAAACGCGGGTTGCCACTTATCCAGGCACCCCCCACAACATCGACCGCAAACCGCGCTTGTGGAAAATAGAGGCCCTGCTGACTGACATGAGTTTGCCGTGGAGTTATGCCGATGCCATTGCCAAAAACATAACCGGTGGCAAAGGGGCGTCTCAGGGTGGAAGCGGCCGTGAAGATGCGCCGGGCGTTGACTGCCTGGCGTGGGTAAAAAATGCTGCTGATCTCGATGCCATTATCGCCGCCCTTCATGTCGAACAACAAAAACGCAATCTACTGGCGCGGGTAGATCATCTGCTAAACCAACTTGGTCGGAGTCGTGACGATCTGCCGCCATTGAGAACAAACTGGCAACG